GCTTAATAGCACCTGATGCTGCAGGATTTCTAGTATCGTCAAATATTTGCTGGTTTTGAGCTGAGCCAGATAAACCAGGCTCAAAGGAATATTCAAAGCGTTTGGCTTTGATCAACCAAACATAATGACCCATGAGCGGGTTAATTTGTGCTATATCTTGATCCAATCTCTGAGTTATTTCATAGTAATTACCATTTCTGCCCCCAGGTCTATCACTACCATATTCAACAAGCTGGAATACATCACCAGATTTTGGTTCAGCTTGGTAGCCAAATGTTTCATAGAACGCGCTTATGTGTATAAAAGCTGTGATCTCATCTTCAGCTATTAATCCATATTTGCTTAGCATAGTAGCGTTTTCATTCAAATTAATAGCCATCACAATATATTGTGGTGGTGAAAACTTTTGTGTTGGCTGTTCACCATACAAATTATCCGCAGATAGCAGACTAAAGTTGTTCACATAATAACCTATTTTCTGGCCATAAGTTAATCTGCTCTCTGAAATAGTTAGAGTATACATTTCTTTCTGAAGCATTATTTTCTTTATTAGTATAACGAAAGCATTCATTATGAACAAAAGCAAAAGGATATACGTTGGGCGTGTTATTACCTGTATACTGATCCATTGCTATCAGCTCATTTGCCATTTATTTCTCCAAGATAGGCGCATTTATGGACGCATCATAACGCAAAGTTATGCCTGTATTGCCTAGTTTTTTTGGTTTATTGATGTCTAGTTGTGCTTGAAATTCGCCCTCTATCTGTGCAATGTCACTCTTATTGAGCACTATCTTACCACTTTGCTGTCTTTTGAGCTGTTCGACTTTTTGATTCTTATTTTTAGTACGCATGTATTCAGGTACTGTTTTACCTGGAGTCTGCGAGTGAGAAGATGGATCTGGTACAACATCTTTCATATGACGATGTTCTACCCCCGCACCAGTCTTATTAAAGAAATTACGAAAGCTTTGCACAATATTATTTAAGCAAAAAAAAGGGCCTTAACTTGCGTCAAGGCCCTTTTTTAATCTATATTTGGTTATCTAATGTTATTTTAGACCAGCTAGATAAGCACCAACTTTGGATGCCTTACCGGCTACAACGTTAGCTTTGCCTTTTACTGATGTAGCAGCACCACCCTTAACGCCAGCACCTACAAGTGCGTGACCTTTGTCGCCATCGTTACCAACTTTATCAGTAACTTTGCTATCACCGCCACCCTTGGAGACGAGCTTTTTTGTTTCGTCACCAACTTGATTGGCTGCGCCACCAACTTTTGCAAGACCTTCACCAGCTGAAGCAGGAACTTCTTTCATTTCAGTTGCTTCATTGGCTTCTTCATCTTCTTCTTCCTTCTTAGCCTTGGCTTCGGCGTCTTCAGAAGGAGCAAATGCCTGTTCAGCATCTTCATCAGAACCTTCTTCATCAGAACCTTCTTCACCGCTCTTGTCTTCTGATTCTAGATCAGCAGGAAGAGCATCATGCACCTTCTGTAATGATGCAATAGCATCAGCAAGAAGGGTTTTTAAATCCTTTTCTTCCCCTTTTTCACCTTCAGGTGTTTCGACTTCAGCAGATAATCCGAGGGCTGCTGCGTCGGTCTCGTCTTCGTGACCCCCCATCACTTCTTCATATAGTTTATCAAATATAGATTTGCTCATAAAATTATTTATTGTTTCTGATTCTGTTTTTTCAAGAGTCTTTGTAATATTTACAGTATCAGCAGAAAATTTAGCTGTTTGAGGAAAATCCTTACCTTTTGTTTTCTTTGGATCAAGCAACTTCTTTTGATCAAATCCATTGCCTTCAGCACATGGGCCTGAACCCTCTGTATCGACAAAAGGATCCTTCTTAGCTTCACCAGGAGTAGCTTTCTTAGCCGTGGCTAATTCAAAAGTACCCTTGGGAGGAAATACTGATTTCTTCTCTTCGATGATGTTCTTTTCATAGAAATCACCCATCTCTACTAGCGTTCTTGTGTTATTCATCTTAAGTATTTATATATTATATGCCTAAAAAACAAGAGAATCAATTTTATTTAGGGAACACTAGTCTGCCTCGGCCAGATGCTACTTTTGATTATGCAGAGCACCCAGAGTGGGTTAAAGATATAGCCAAGTGCAGAAAGAACATATTATATTTTGCAGAGAATTTTTTCTATATTATAAACCTGGATCGTGGCAAAGAAAAGATAACATTGCATGGCTATCAAAAGAAAATTCTTAGAAGCTTAAGAGACAGTAGATTTGTTGTTTGTCTGGCATCAAGACAAATAGGCAAAACAACTCTCATGACAATCTATGCCCTATGGATTGCATGTTTTTATGAAGATCAGAGAATACTTGTTGTTGCCAACAAAGAGCAGACAGCAATTAATATATTCAAACGCATCAGGCTTGCGTACGAACAATTGCCCAACTACTTGAAACCAGGTGCTGTTGAATATGGAAAGACTGCCATGGTGCTAGGCAATGGAAGTAGCATAGGCATATCTACAACCAGCAGTGATGCAGGACGAGGTGATAGTTGTAATGTTCTTATATTGGATGAGTTGGCCTTTATTGACAACCACCTGGTTGAAGAATTCTGGAAATCAGTATATCCAATTATTTCAAGCTCCAAGAGAAGTAAAATCTTTGTTGCCAGTACACCCAATGGAACTGGTAATTTATTTCATACACTATATTCAGGAGCAACAGAAGGTACCAATGGCTGGAAAGCAGAAAAAGTTGATTGGTGGGAAGTCCCCGGTCGCGACGAAGAATGGAAAGAACACACCATACGCTCCATGGGCAGTCGCGAAGCATTTGATCAAGAGTATGGTAATGTGTTTCTACAGTCTGGCGAAAGTGCAGTTGATGAAAAGCTTTTTGAAGAATTGAAAACTGAATGTACTGAACCAAATTTTATTTTCGAAGACGGCCATTACCTCATGTGGGAAGAACCGCAAAAAGAAAATTTGTATGTGGTTGGTGTAGATATTAGTGAAGGTGTCGGCGAAGCTGCTAGCGTAGCTCAAATTCTCGATATAACAGATTTACGCAACATCAAACAAGTGGCAGTATATCACAATAGAAACATTAGCCCATACAATTTTACAACCAAGCTACATGAAATTCTTCAACATTGGGGTTCCCCGCCAGCACTAGTTGAAAGAAATAATTGTGGCGCACAAGTAGTAGATCAGTTACGTCACACTCTTGGATATGAAAATTTAGTGAGTTATGGACCTAAAATTGCTGGCACTGACTATAAAAAGATTGGTGTACAAGCTCATACCAATACAAAATACAAAGGTGTTATGAACATGCGGTATTGGATTAACGAGCTCAGATCTGTAAAAATTAGAGATATTAATACACTGATTGAACTCAAAGGGTTTGTTCGTCATCCAAATGGTACATGGTCTGCAAAATCTGGTGCTGATAGTTGGGATGATCGTGTCATGAGTTTGGTATGGACACTCATGATCTTAGAAAATGAACTCACAGAGAAATATTTTGAAATTGTAGAAGTTGATGATAATAAAAAACCGCTTAAACTCAAACCACTTGACTATGGCATCAAGTATTTTGTTAACCCAGCTTCAATTTACAGTAATGAGAAGAACAAGGAGGGGTTCATACCTCCACCTATTGTATTCTCTGGTAATGGTGAAAAAGAGTTTTCTGAGATAGAAGACCTAGAGTCACAAGGGTGGAAAAGAATAAATTAATATATGCCCAACAATACAGCATACATGCAGAGCCCTTTTAATAAGTCACGCAAAGATAAATTTCTATTTGTATTGAATTTACCAGATGCATTAAAGAAAGTAGCATCAAAGTTTAGAAGCGGAGAACAAGGCATCAACCCTGATTCATTGCAGTTCTCCATATATGGTGCTGTGGTGCCGAATGTCGATGTAGCCGAAGTACAAACCAGATACTCCGGGCAAACACTGCAACATTCAAGCAATTCTAGAAGTCCCTATCCTCCATTGACTATTAATTTTACAGTGGATAATCGTTTTTATAACTATTGGGTGTTATATTCTTGGTTAAACTTACTAAACAATGATAAGACAAGCACATTTGATGTTAACAACCTAACAACAGACGGCGTTCCTCTTGTAAAGATTACTAAAGATCAAGGATTATCACCCACACAGCTTTTGTACAGATCAGATATATCTATATTTGCTCTTGATGAATATGACAAGAGAACCATAGAGTTTAGATACACACAAGCCTTCCCAACAGAACTTGGAGGCATTGAATTTAACTATAGAGATGGCAGTGAAATTGACACTACTTTTTCTTTTGCTTACTCACAATTTATTGCAAATTTAGTTGAAAATGTAGATAATTTATAAAAAGTAAAAAAGTTTTACTTGAAGAAACATAAATACTTTATATGGCAAGAACGATCCAAAGCCCCGGCGTACAAATTCAAGAAATTGACCTTTCATTAAGAGCAGTAGGATCTCCAGCAACTACAGTGTTTATCCCTGGCTTTGCTCCAAGAGGCCCACTTTCCGAACCAATCAAAGTATCAAGCCTTTCTGAACACGAGCAAATTTTCGGACAGCCTACAAATGCTGCAGAAAGATATTTTTACCATTCAGTAAAATCAGTTTTCAACAGCCCAGCAGATATTCTAGTATATAGATTGCCATATGGCTCTGCAGCTGGTATTGATACAAGCGCAAATTATAGCGCTTTGGTATACCCAGTTCTATCATATGTTAATGGAGCATCATCAACAGCTCTTGATGTGACATCTGGTGCATATTTCTTTGGTAAGCCCACACATCTTAAACTTAATACAACACAGTATCTGGATCTTATTCGTGGCAATGGCTTCACATGGTCTAATAACACATCTGGTTCATCAACTTTCAATACAGTAGCATCTTTGAGTGCTGCTGGTATGATTATCCTCAACAAGTCACAATCGACTATTAACTCTCGATATGAAGGCTATTATTTTGGTGCCATTGATAATACAAACCTAAACCCAGCAACACCATTCAATGGTGTTAATAGTGTACTATCAATCAATACAACAGCAGCTGCCATTAGTAACTATGTAACAATTCCTGATGTGAGACTCAACTTTACACTTTCAGCATCATCTGGTGGTGCACCAGGCAGTGTTTCAGAAGTACTTGAAAATGTACCAACATTTGATACTTCAAGCAATCAGTTTGACGACACAGCCACATTTGGTATATTTAAACTACGTCAGTCTGTGTTCTCACCTGATACAATTGCTTTAGATTACGTGTTAGAAGAAAGTTACAATGCATCATTTGATACATTCAGACAGATCAACAGTCCTAATGGTGGACCTGCCATTAGTTTCTTCATGGAAACAGCTGACAATAGCTCCACACAAATAACAACATTAATCAATCCTTATATTTCCAATAAGAACACAAGCACATGGCTGGATCTTTCCGGTGTACCTACAAAGAAAGTTCGTTTCTTAAGCACACCAATGCAATTTCCAGTTAACAATGAAGA